TTTCAATTCTTCTTTAATTGGGATCAACATGTTAAGTTCAGATGTTGATGTGCTTGTAAGATATCTTTTGGAAGTTGCACACCCGTCCGAGCGTGCATTTCTTGCAGGAGATTTCAAGAACTTTGATGGTACATTAATGTCTTGCCTTTTGTGGGAAATATACGAGGTGATTGAGCAATTTTACGGACGTGAGAGTAAAATCACAAGAGCATTGTGGTTAGAAATCACTGATTCAAGACAAGTATTTGGGAATGCTGTTGCACATATCGCATCTGGGCAACCATCTGGTAACCCAGCTACGACTTTCGTAAATACTATGTACAATACATCTTTATTGTATTTAGTCATCTCAAAAATTTTACTCAAATTAAAGACAAGTGAAGCACTTGAAGTTAGAGCAAACTTAACAGATCATTTCCGTGTTGTAACATATGGTGATGATAATCTGATGTCTTTTTCACAAACACTGAGACACTTGATTGACCCAAAAGAGATAACATTGATGATGAAAACATTAGGACATACATATACCAATGATGCCAAGGATGGCAAAGAATTAGAATATAAACTACTTTCAGAAGTTTCAATTTTAAAGCGTACTTTTTCTTTTGATTCAGTACATGGGTGGATTGCACCTTTGGAATTAGTTTCTATTCTTGAATGCTTAAATTGGGATAAGGTAGATAACCGGAAACGAGAGGCAAAACGAGCACAAACCGTAGTCAATATGCGTGTGGCAATTCGAGAGTTAAGCCTACACACGCAAACAATATTTGAAAAATACAGGCAATTAATTCTCACATCAGCTGACAGACATAATTTATTGTTACCACCAGAATGTAGATTTTCGCAAAGCGATTTGCGAAATATGACACGTAATGGTGATAACTTATTTTATTTCTCCGATGATTTCAGCGTTATCGTTGATCATAAGCTGCGTCAGAGTATTTATTCAGAGCATGACGAAAAACCGCTCATTTTTGTTCAAGATGTTTGGCCGCGTCTTGAAATGAAACAATGGTCAGCAGAACAAAGAAATGAAAATCAATCACTAGAAACAACATCACAACAAATCATAACATAC